CGCAGAGGTTGCGGCATTGCTCTCGCTAGTTGCCGCATTAGTTTCACTAGTTGCAGCATTACTTGCGCTAGTCGCAGCGTTAGTCTCACTTGTTGCCGCAGCAGATTCAGATGCAGCCGCAGCCGTAGCTGATGAAGCAGCCGCTGTCGCACTAGAAGCCGCAGCCGTGGCTGATGTAGATGCGTTTGTTGCTGATGTAGCGGCATTTGTTTCCGATGTAGATGCAGCACTAGCTGATGCTGCAGATGCTGTTGCGCTTGTTGCAGCGTTTGTTGCACTTGTTGAAGCGTTGCTTTCACTTGTGGCGGCATTAGACTCTGATGTAGCTGCCGCGCTTTCACTTGCCGCCGCTGCTGTTTCGCTTGCCGCTGCCGCTGTTGCTGATGCCGCAGCGTTAGTCGCAGACGTAGCCGCAGTCACCGCATCTACTAGTAATTGCCAGTAAGATGTATTTGTTAGTAATGTGCCAGCAGGAGAAGCCTGAATACAAATATAAACATTGTTTAACTGCGCTGCTGTAGTGGACTTAACAATGTCACGCTCAGCATATGCAGATGTGGTTGTTGTGGCATCTGTTCCTTGGTATGTGCCGATTTCCTGAGTAACAGCTAAGTCACCACTGCTATCAAAGGCAAAGATTTTATTGGCGCGAGTAGATGCACCGACAGTAAATTCTGAAGAAGTAATTGTGTTTGTCCGCGACACTTTAATTGCACGGTCAAGCTCTTCTTGCTGGTCTTGTATAATTAGCGTTAGCTTGTCTAGTGCGTCTTCGTGGCTAGCGGCTGGAAATGGGTCGTTAGGCGTGTAGTCAGTAGTTTGTGTCTGTGCTGTTTCTCTTAGAAGAACAACAGTAATGCCAGATGCAGGGGCAGTTCCAAAGGTAATATTGCCACCGCCAGCATTACCTACGCCAGAAACAGTATAGTCTGTTGTCTTGGTCTGGACAGTCTCAGCACCAGTAGCATCAGTACGGAGGATAACCGTGATGTCATCGTCATCAAAGATTTTGAACGTGTATGCAAAGACAGTGGTTGAACCATTGCCTGAGTAACTGTTCTTTGTGTTGGTGCTACTAACTGTCATATTTTGCTCCTACTTCTTTATACCTAAAATACAGGCCATTTACTAGTCTCTTACTCTTCTGCAAGTTTTGCCTTATCAGGCAAGTCCATCATCATCATATTAAGCACATTCTTTATTCCAATGGCATTCTGAAATGGCAATAGGCTATTCAAGGCACGTTGCTGCCCCTTAGACCATTGATAATCTTCGTTGAATGCGGCACGGAAACCACCCCTAATACTCTCGACAGATTTATCAACAAAATCAACGGTTGGGTTGCCTTTCCAAAAGTTACTTGTTAAGCCTGACGACCTTGTATACCCAAACATCTGGTCTTCGCCCACAGCATAAAGAAATGTATCTGTTAAGCCTGGCAATATTGCCGCCCAAGTGCTTCTAGCAAAAGCGGCTTTTCCAATCTCAGCGGCGGTCAATCGCTCCGCTAAATATTCTTCCCTATCCTCTCTGCCTAGAGAGTTTAAATTTGTCTGTAATGTATATGCTGCCCCTGCAAATATAGATGAATATGCCATTGCTTGAAATGAGGCAAAGTCTCTGCGCCGAATACCGTACAAAAATTGCTTTGCGTGAGACACCAAAGTAAACGCTCTAAACTGTGTAAATATTTTTCCTAAAGTGCTTGTCATGTGAATATTAAGATTTCCAATATCATTCTGCTGAATAGACTGCCTTGCCCATCTACTGATAGCATAAGCAAAGGATTCAGCGGCCTCTACATCATCCCAGTTGTCTAAGTTAATTGCTTTTAATTTTCTTGTTTTAAAGAAAACAGAATCTCTAGTAACGGCATTTTTACGAATCTGGTCGAATACACGTTGTGACATGTCCTCGTCAAACCCAAGACTTTTCATTCTTGCCGCAATGTCTTGTTCAAGCGTTGTATTGCCAAGCCTTTTAAACCTTATCTTTTTAGCCCCAAAAGCTAAATCGGTGAGAGATTGTGTGGCAATCCTAGCTGCAGCACGCTCAAGAAGTGTATTGATTGGAAGCAAGCCAGAAACAGTAGCGCCAGCCCTTTTTAGGGGTTGCATAATAGTAAGCGCTTTGTCCAATTTATCGCCATTTCCAGCCACATACATATCGTCATAGCTGTAACGGTTCATTGAATTGTGTATTTTGGCATCGACACCTACACCAGTCCATGCCTCAAGGTCACGCATAACCGGGTCTTCTAACTCTCCATTTTTTGCGCGCTTTATCATCGAACGGAACTCAGGAATTACACGCATCATTCCCTTAATGCCATCTATAGAAAGGGCATTACCTAATTCTGACATCTGGGCGAAGCCAACCTGATTCATCAACCGCACAAAGTTTAAATCCATAACAAGACGAGCCATTCTATTACCCTTGCTTGATGGGTCTCCGATTAGTGGAGAGTGACGACCTAAAATTAAATCATACATCACTTGAAGGCGCGCAATGTCTCTTTCAGCTATTTCAGGGCCAGTTTGTTTTCCGAAAATGTAATCTTGAGCTATCGCTCTTTTTTTGCCAAAGAATTGGTCTCCTTCCTCACGAATATCATTCAGGTATCGCTGAAAATCTGCGTCAGAATAAATACCGACTTTAGCTAAAGCAATCCTTCCTTGGGCGTGATTGTTGTATATATTATATACTGCTTCAGCATCTCTGATAGCCAAATCTTTGACGTGAAGTGTTTTTTCGCCCTTTCGAATGGATGTGTTCATGTCAAACTTTAAACGCTCTTTAAGTCTTGGCGATATACCTTCACGCGAAACACTAAGCTGACTAATCAGACGGTCTGCATCAGCCTCGGTGACTAACTCTTCTTCTAAAAGTAAGTCTCTCAATGTTTCTTTGTCGGATGTGCTGAATATTCTGCTTATTCCAGCATTCATGCCAGCGTGTCTTTTTCTGATATTTTTGGTCATGCCTCTTGCAACGGCATTAGCCACATCATCAGACACGCCACGATTAGCCGATTTAAATGATTTTGCCAAAACCTCTATAACGCCATCATCGCCAAAGTCTTCCCTAGCCTTCCTAAACAACGCACCATCCCATAAGCGTGTAAAATAAGTTAAGTCTTCAGGAATGTCATCAGCCCCTTTAACGTTAGCGGCCTTCATGTCGTTAAGAATTTTTGCCATAAGTTTTCTATGGCGGTCAGCGGCTCTAATTACCGCTTCGTCTGTGACGCTACCCGGCACTTCAACCTCGTCAGAAACTAACTCGCCAAACTTTTGTTTGCCGTAATTAAAAGCCCTGTACGCCGCGTTTATATTATTTCTTTTGCCCCACTCAGCATAAGCTGGGTCGTAAACTTGATAGTATTGGACAGTGGTGGCTTTAAGATTAGTTGTTTTTATTAAGTCTGCTGTTTGGCGGTCTGGGTCAACTCCGTCCTCCGCTATCTTTCCCCCAATATCCCTAGATGTGGCTAAGGGGCTAGACTTAACTTCACCTGCCATATCAAATCTAATTTTACCATGTGAGGCCATTGGCGCATCCTGAACGTCCTCAATGCGAACATCAGCGCCTTGGCGCATAGGCAACATCTGGTTAGGAGGAGACATTGGGTTTTCCATTGCCCCAATTCCAGTGTCAATGTTTCTATCAAGCATAGCTTGATTTAGGTCTGCTAGTTGCGCTTGCTCAGCATCCTTCATTATTTTTGCGCCAGCTTGTTGGTAACGCATTGCTGACTTTTTGCCAAACACCCAATCCGCGCCAGTGCCAAGAATTAAACCGCCGCCAGCAGCATATAATATGTCATATGGGTCTTTAATGGCATTTTGAGAAACAAGGAACGCTTCTATGGAGGCTGAACTTGCGCTTGTAGCAAGCCCGACCCTAAATGCGCGTTGTAATCTTGTTAGTTTGCCACCCCATATTGCTGGCGCAGCCACGCCCTCAGTAGCAACGGTAGCTACAATAGCCGCAGGGTCAATAATGGATGCCGCCATCCTCAAGGGGATACTGCCCCAGCCATATCTTGCTAGCTTTTCTTCATTCTTCAAAGATGCTAAAGTTCGTTCTCTTAACTTTTCAGCGTGAGTCTCACTTACCGCGTCATAAAGAAAATCATGGTATTCCTGAGGTATATCTTTAGTAAACCTATCGTAGTTTTCATCCGTTACTTCAAAGTTAGGGTCAGGCTCATAACCGGGCAAGCCATTGAAAACCCAAGACATTGTATTTTCTTCGGCAAACGCTGCGCGACCAGCAGTAAAAAAACCTACTTCACCGCGCTCTTTTTCATAATCATCCTCAAACCTACGCTTTTCAAGAAGACTAATAGGTCTGGTAACTTGAATCTTAGGTTCTATTTCAGCCATTATGGGAATGCTACCTCTGGTGGGAACTGAACTTCTACGGCATCTATCATGCGTTTATGCCTGTTAATTTTACTGATTCGCTCTTGCTTATCTAACTCATTCATTGCATCAAGCAGACCATTCAGCTCGTCAAGGGTGTAAGCAACTTTATACTGCGATACGCCGTCAATAACTTCATCGGTCAAGAACGGATAAGGAACGCCGTTAACAACAACATTATATTCATCGGTTCTGCCTGGCGTAGGAAATATAGAGATATCTTCAAGCTCAATATCCGCTAACTTAAAATCACGCTCATTTCTATTGTATATATCTTCAGCAGCCAATTCAGCCAGTAATGGTAGGTCTGGTGGAAAGTTTCTATCAATGGGGATAATCATGCCTCGTAAAGACATGTGACTTTCTGAGATTTGCTTTCTAGCCATTTCAGCGGCATCACTACCAGCCTTACCAAGTCTCATATATAACTTGGTTAAGGTTTCCATTTTTTCATGCACATAGCTTCTGTTAGTGACCTTCTCTCCTGTTGAGAAGAAAATCCAGCTACTGACATTCTGATTAATGATAGTGTCAATCTCTGGTTTTATAATATCGTACCTTGGATTGATGTCTATGCCAGATTTAAATGCCTGATTAACTATTCTTATGGCCTCTACACGGTCTTTCCCTGTGGACTCAAGCGCAAGAATAGACTCGTAAACAGCTCTGTCTGTTTCGTTTGTAACGTGATTATTAACTACTTTTGAGCCTCTGGCTTTAGTTTGCTTATACAGCTCTATCGTATCGCTTAACTCTTCAAAGTCTTGGCTTGCTCCAAGGATGTCTCCTGCCCCTGCCTCAATAATGTTTTTAAGGTCTTGAATGACAACATTATTATTTTCAGCAATAGCAAGTTGCTCTTGCAAAGGTTTGCCAGCAATAGCCTCGTCTACCATCTTATTAATTTCTGGTTGTGTATATTGGCTTTGGACGTTTTCAAACGTGCCATTGCCTAAAGCGTCTTTTCCTCGCTGTAAAAACGCTGCTTCTTTTTTGTCTTTATTTATATTTACCATTAAGCTAACAGAAGACTCCATAGCGCTTCTTGCGGATGCGCCAGTAGAAGTGCCTAAATTCACTAATGAATATTGACCAGCAAGTTCGTTTTCTAACAATGCTTGTGCTTGCTCAACTTTTTGTTCGGCAAGAACGTAATCTCCTGCTTCATAAGCAACCTTTGCATCAACTAATATAGATTTTGAGCCTGAAAGAATGCCGTCTAGCACAATAGGCAAACTGTCTGCATCTGATTTTAATATTTCATTTTCCGCTGAAGTTACTAATGGCCCAATCTCAGTAGTAGCATCCGCTGTTGTCGCAATCCAATTTGATGTGGAGTTTAACAAAGCATCATCAGTTTCTTTTTGAATGCTTTCTAATAGTGCAATAGAACGCCTGATATCAGAACCCTTCATATCCGATGAGAGAATGGGGACTACTGCCCCAGAATCAAGAGTTACGGTAGCGTTTTGCCTTTTCTCAAGGGCATCTATAATTTGCTTTGCCTCTCCTCTTGTTGGTTCGTATTCGCCTAAAGTTTCATCTAATTGTTCAAATGTTCTGTTGGAAATATCTGTGCGCTTCAAATCAATAGCATTAAATAATGCTAACTTTTGCTTCAAAGTAGCTCCGCTTTGTTCAATATTAACCCTCAACGCATCTAGCTGAACCGAACTTGATGCCGACTCAACGTCCCTTGCAAATCCTTGGTCACGAACACTATTCTTAAAGTCTTCTGGAGTCCACTTAATAAGGCCAGCCGCTACAAGTCCACTAGAGTCAGCATCATTAAACCTTTGTTCTATGTCAGCAAATATCTCGTTTTGAAGCTGTGGGAACGCAACAGCTTTATCAATGCTATTTGTATAAGTTGTGTTAAGCTCATTTGCATAAACAGCCTGACCCCTCTGAAACGCTTTAATCTTACCATTCACAAAAGATGTGTTAAGGTTATTATTGGCAAAGGATTTAATAGCCTCTCTTTGTGAGGGTGTCACATTTAGCCCATCAATGCGGTCATAGTATTTTTTCTGTATTGACCCGACTTTCCCCATATACTCTTCTGTTGAAAGAGATTGGTCATTGAGGTTGAACTCAAGCATTTCTGTATCAATTTCATTTTTTAACTGTTCAGAAACACGGCGAGTTTCTCTTTTCTTTTCTTCCTGACCAAAACGAAAAGCAACATCGCCTATCTGCTCAGCGGCGCTAGCCAAAGCTCTACCGGGGGCTGTAAACGCGCCAACATCTGCTCTTGGCGATAACCGCTCAGCGGCAAGTTGAACCGCTGACCCCATTCCTTGATTATATAACGGTATCCTTGGCATAATTTTCCCTACATCATTAGTGTGGCTGCTTTCTCACCACCAGAAAGCAAAGATTGATATGATTGCATCTTTAATGCGCTAGCCCTAGCCCTGCCCTCTGCCCTTGCTAGGGTAGCTTCAGCCTCTGCTGCGGTTGCAGCAACGTCAGCCGCATACTGTATTTTCAGCGCATCCATCTCAGTATTAAAGTAAGTGTCAGCCAAGGCTTGTAATGGGCTACCAGACATTTCAATGCCTGATGCGGCAGTAGCCACACGCTGGGTGGAAACTAAACGCTTTGATTGCCTACGAAGATTAGCCTCTTCCTCAACTTTCTGGCGAGCAACAAGAATAGCCTCGTTCTCACGAACCTTAGCATTATACTCAGCCGTTTGCCGAGCAGCTTTTGCAGCGGCTTGGTTGCCTTTGTATCCTAAGAATCCGCTAGCCGCTGATGCACCAGCCGCGATGGTTACTGGGTCCATTACATCACCCTCGCCATTCTAAAATAGTTCGTACCATCAGGGCCAAACTTTTTCATAACACCCTCTATCTCAAATCCTAGCCACTCAGCGAATCTAACAGATTGCGCGTCATTTGTATGCACACTTGCTTGAACACGCCACATAGCATTATCGTCCATTATAGTATCAAACAGCCTATCTGTATATCTTGCAACAGTTACAGGTTTGTCATACGCATTCTTTGACATAACAAGCCAACCCTCACCAACACCATCCCACATCATATGAACACCACCGCAGACAATAATCT